TAGAAGCCGTCCACTATCTTCCCTTCCTATGGGCTCGGGTCTTCCGAACCCCGAACTCAGAACACCTTAGCCTTCAACCGGATCCGCTTGAACTCGAACACCTCGCCAGCGCCGACACCCCGGGCCGTACACTTCGCCCAGTAGGTCCCAGCCTCGTAGTCCTCGGTGTTCCAGTCGTACTCCCAGCGGGCCTGCTCGGAGTCGTAGGTCATCTCGATCTCGTCGACCAGCACGGTCTCCTTGTCGGAGGCGCGGATCTCGACGACCACTTCGTCCACGTCCGCGTCAGTGAGGTCACTGCCCTGCCACTCAGCCGTGTGAGTGATCGTGTACGCCTCACCTGCGTAGTCGGTCATCGTTCCTCCTCAGCTCTCTTCGGCGAGCAGGCGCTCATCAATCAAGGTCTCCTGGTCGGCCGGAAGCACGTCGATCGCCTGCTCGCCCCTGATCAGGCCGATGATCTGGGTAGCTCGCTCGAACCCGACGGTCTGCAAGATGATCTCGCTGATCGTGAGGAAGACCTCGGGCGCGAAGACCTGGGCCGACGACGCCAGGAAGGACGGGGCCACATCGAGGGTGACCATGGGAGAGAAGACCTGTGCCGTGGATCCGAGAGCCCCGACGGCAACTCGCTGGCCCACCGTGGGGGCGAAGACGACCGACCCCGACGAGATGTCGTCGGGCGCCAGGACATGAACCACTCCGGGGGCGAAGACCTGCGACGAGGGAGCGATGGGCGAGGGGGCGACAGTCTCACCGACCGAGGGGGCGAAGACCTGAGAGGTTGAAGCGATCGCTGAAGGAGCGACGATCTGGGTAACGGTCGGGGCGAAGACCTGCGACGAGGGAGCAATCGCTTCGGGCTCGATGTCCTGAGAGACCTGGGCGACGGTCGGAGCAAAGACCTGAGCGGTCGAGGCAATCGCCGTCGGCTTGATGACCTGGACCACGCTCGGGGCGAAGACCTGAGCCGAAGACGCGATGGCTCCCGGGGCGACGATCTGGGTGATGCTCGGGGCGAAGACCTGCGAAGACGAAACGATCGTTGAGGGGTCGACGTCCTGGGCGACGGCGGGGGTGAAGACCTGAGCGGTCGAGGCAATCGCCGCGGGGGCGACGTCGAGGGTGACCGAAGGCTCAAAGACCTNNAAGACCTCGGCGGTCGACTCGATCCGTGACGGGCCGAGCCCGAGCGTCACGCCCGGTTCGTAGACGGGATCGAGGACAGTGATCGACGCCGGGTTGGTGGCGCCGCTGTTGCGGGTCCAGGTCTTGCCAACCAGGTCAACGAAGGTGATGTCACCGTCCTCCTGGTACCGGAAGTCGATGTCGGCCTCGAGGACACCATCTGCTTCGATGCGACCCCTGCGGAGCTGGCCGTCGAAGTAGCCATTGCCGTCGGAGCCAGCGTCCCCGAACCGGGCGTCGGTGGCGCCGCCACTGGGGGTACCGGTGACCGAAACGTCGGTGCCGATCTGAGACCAGGAGATGTCGTCGATGTCGATCGTCGGGGGGTCCGCCGAGTAGAAGAACCCGACAGTCCCGGCGTCGAAGTCGCAGTCGATGAGCCACCAGTATCCGTCACCGTCGGTGAGCGCCGGGATGGCAGCGTTGGATCGGGTGGCGCTCGCCCCGGACACACCGTCGGTCACTCCGGAGGTGTTCATCTGGAGCTTGCCGTCGCTGCGGAGAGTGACGTTGAACTGGTTGGACTGCCACCCCCACCCAATCGTCGGTTCGAGTGAACTCGACGGGCTGTAGTCGGGGAGAGTGGCGTGGGAGATCACCCGGAGGGTGTTGTCGATCCCGCTGAGCGCGCCAATGGTGGTGGTGAAGTACGAGTCATTGGAGCCGCCAGCGTCGATGCCGTCGACGTCGAAGTAGGCGTCGAGGACGTTGCGGCGGATCCGCGGCGGTTCGATGACCTGAGGCGGGTCACCGGCTCCGAACAGAAGGAGCAGCATCGGTCAGTACCCGGGGTTCGTGGCGACGAACAGGTTGACGGCCTCGGCGTCGGTGAGCCCACGGTTCCAGTAGTAGAGGTGGGCCATGTCGCCGTTGAACTGGGAGGCGGTGTTCCACGCCGCGCTACTCTGCCGGAGCGTGCCGATGGCCAGCGGTCGGTCGACGGTGTTCATGTTCCCCGACTGGGACGAACTCACGATCTGCACACCATCGAGGAACACCTTGCAGTTGCCCTGGGTGTTCGGGCGGGCGATCCACACGATGTGATGCCAGCGGTTCAGCGAGATCGTGGCCGTGGACGTAGCAAACTTCTGGTTGACGCCGTTGAAGTAGTGGACCCGCACGGTGAAGTCGCTGAGGATCAGGAACTGGAAGTCCCGGTTCGAGAACGCTGCGTTCGAGTCGCCGCGAGCGGCGATGACCGCCGAGGTGCCAGACATCCCCACCATGCGGATCCAGCAGCCGACCGAGACACCCAGCGCACCATCCAGGTAGGCCGACTGACTGCCGGTGTAGGAGCCACCGGATTCGACGGTGGCTCCGTCGGGGAAGTAGGTCGATGCTCCCCGACCGTGCTGTGAGCCGCCAGCCACGATCGCCGTGTTCCTGGTCTCGATGGCCGTGTTGTCACCGGTACCGGCCCGGGGTCGGATCCCAGGGGAGATGTGGCCGTGGGCAAGCGGGACGGCCAGAGTCGCCCCCGCGGGGATCAGTTCCTCACGGACACGTCCGGGACGAGAGAGGAGGCCATTCACTTAGGCCAGCCTGGTCGCGGCGACCTTGAGGTGCAGGTCGTCGGTTGCGGCGAAGAAGGTGTGGCCGTTGAGGGTCTTGAGCGCCACGAACAGCGACGTCGCATTGCACTCGTAGTCGAAGTTCATGCCAGTCAGCGTCGAGATCGTCGACGTCGACGCCGACGAACCGGCCGGCAGGATGACGCTGCCCTGACAGAAGGCCATGTCGGCGTCGGAGATCGAGAAGGCAGCGTTGTCTGATGCAACCGTCACGGAACGGTCGAAGAAGAAGGCTTCGACGCCGATGGTGACCCCTGCGTCATCGAGGAGGCGGATCGAGTGGATGATTCCCTCACCACCGGAGGCGATAGCCATGCTGGTGAGTTCGAGCAGGGCGCCGAGCTGATCGCCTGCGGTATAGGCGGTCGTGGAAGTAGTGAGCCCGGAGCTGTCGACGGTGGCGCGTTCGAGCAGCGGACGGTCGTCGACCTTGAGACCCCGGGTCACGGATCCGGGGATCTGGGCGCTGCTGTCGGCGGTGCCGTCGGCGATCTTGACGACCTGGAAGTGTCGACCGGACACGTCGTCGGTCGCGATAGCGGTACCGGAACCTGCGGTGATTGCTACGTCGTCTGCCATCGGGGTCTCCTAGTTCTGGCCCGTGGGCCGCTCAGAGAGCGAAGATGCCCGAGGCGTGCCAGGTGACGGTGATGTCACCACCACCGGGCGTGACCGGCAGACCGGTCGCGGTGTCGACGTAGCAGATGAGCGGCGACGTCGCCTCGACACCGGTGTCCTTGTAGATCACCAACGCCTCGGACTGGTCGCCGGAGACGGTCGAGAAGGTCACATCGGCGGCGTCGAACACGCCGAGGGTGATCGTCTTCGAGCTGAGGTTGCTCGAGGTGGCGATCCGGTCACCGGAGGGGATGTCGGCCAGGAAGTCGTCGGTCGAGAAGTTCGGCGTGTAGGCCGCGGTGTCGACCAGGACGCACTTGATGTTGTCGGATTCGACGTCGATGCCGGCGGTGAGCAGCAGCTCCTTGAACTTGCCGTACAGCGTGTTCGCCATGTCACTCTCCCTCGCCCTGGGGCTCGTCGACCGAAGTCGGATGTGAGGTGGCAGGGCGGCTAACCACGCTCCTTCCCGCTATCGGCAGGGAGGCGGGTCAGTTGGAGCTACGGCATCCCCCGAATCCATCGCCGCGGGGGGCGCTCTCCGGGGAGAGCCACACGACTGAGGCAGGTGGTCTTGACGTACACGCTGTCCCCGTGCCCGCACGAGGGAGCGATCCAGTTGCGAGGTGGACACACGATCACCTCATCAGGGTGGTTGCCCTGACAGCAGACGTTCGTGAAGTAGACCAACCAGAGCGGTTGATCACCCCCAAGCTTGACGTACCGGGGAGTCGGCACGAGCAGTCCGTCGTCGGCGATGTGAGCGACGGGGGTCAGTGACCCCATCTCGTAGATCGCCTCCATGGACTAGAGGCTACGGCCCCCATGGCGGAACGCCCGGGTCCAGTTGTAGGCCATCTTGCGATGGACCTCGTTCTGGATGTCGATGTCGAAGGCGGCTGCCATGTGGAGAACCCGGATGATGGTGTCGGCCAGCTCGGAGCCGACGCCCTCGGGCTTGGGCAGGGACGGCTGGGCCAGCTCCTCAGTGAGGGGCTCGGCCACCTCGGAGGTGAGGGCGGTGACGTCCTCGACCCCGTGGTCCCGGAACGCCTCGATGGCCTCCGACAGCTCGGAGTGGCACAGGGCGATGTGATCGCCGAACGTGCGACCGTCGTCCCACCAGCCCTTCTCCTTGGCCCACGCAACGATCAGCTCCTGCCACTCCCGGAGACTGGCGCTCGGGGCGATCTCGTCGTTGACGTCGGGCGAATCAGTGGCCTCGAGGGCCTCGTCGTCTTCGGTCTCAACGACCGTTGAAGCATCACTCACTTCTCGACCTCCTTGGGTGGTCGGGGATCACACATCCGGTGACCCCGGGATTCGGTTCAAGGCCCACACGAGCGAAGCATGGACGCCGAGCAGGCCCGCCTGGGCCTCGTCGGCGTGCTTCACACACGAGGGCGTCTTCACGACCTTCGCCGGGTGCTTCTCAAACGCCGGGATCCAGACTCGGACCTTGTTCCGGCATCCGCCCTTGAAGCACTTCTCCGGGAACATCTCGGACTGGGCTGCCAACGAGAGACCTCTCGATCGAGTTGAGGGCGTCGAACGTGCGGTAGATCCACGTGGTGGGCATCTCCATGGTGAGGACCCGACCCGACCACAGAGCGCGGCGTGCCTCGCCCCCCGAGGCGTACTCTCGCCGCCACCACCACGGGAAGTAGGCGGCGACGGCGACGAGCCGGTACTCGAGCCGGTCCCACAACAGGAAGCGCCTAGTCGGCCACTCCCTGGTACGCAAGGGTCGCCTCGACCGTGAACTCTGCCAACGCACGGCACACGACAGGAGCAAAGCTCTCGCCATACACCCGAGCCAGCTCCCCCTCGACGTGGCGAACCAGGTCTTCGGGGGGCTCCGGTGGATCGGGTACGGGCCGAGCGTCTTCAAGGACGCTCACCGTCAGGGAGTGACAGCCGACGACGATCCGTCGCCTGCGTTCTTCCCGGACTTCTTCGTCCCGACCCGCTCACCGCCGACCCGGGCACCAGTGGTGTCCTCGGGCTCCTCGCGCTTGGCCTTGTCGGTGACCTCGGTGAGCCGAGCAGCGATGCGCTTGGCCTGCCGGAGCGAGGCGTCGACCTCTTCGTCCTCGGACATGGCGACGAGCTTCTGGAGCACGACGGGGTTGGTGATGTCCGCGAGCTTCTTGTCGAACTCCCCGGGCTCGAGCGAGAACAGGACCACCATGTCCGACTCGCTGATGAGGTTCGGGTTCGCCGCGATCTCCCGGGCGTCCTCGGAGCCCTCGATCAGCCGCACCGGCACGAGGGTGCCGTTGCTGAAGATGTCGAGGGAGTCGTCGGCTGCACGCTCCTGGTTGTAGCGGCGATCATCCGGAGTGATCTGGATCTTGCCTCCGGCGCGCACGGTCTGGTCCTTGTAGTGACCGAAACGATCAGCGATCCAGACCCAGACGCTGCCGTTGCCCTGGTTCCTCCAGGTCTCGGTGTTCGATGCCATTTCCACCTCCGTAGACGGAACGGCGAGAACCTAACAGCACATCGAGCGTCAGTGGTGGATGGTCACTGGCGAGGCACGGGGCCGGTGAGGTACAGCACCCCTACCCACAGGATGACCACGCCCACGCCGAGCCACACGACGTGCATCCCGGCGTCGAAGGTCGGGCCACCACGAGAGGCGGACAGCGCCATAATCAGCACACCCAGCAGGGCGATGGCGATACCGGCGATGTAGAGCCAAGCGAAGTCCACGCTCACTCCCCTGAAGCGATGCGCTCGGTTGAGCTGGCGCCGACGGCGGTGAAGATGGCCACCACCGTCACGGCGATCCAGACGCCGCCCATCTCGGTGTTCGGGACATCGGTCCCGAAGAGCGACCAGAGGCATAGGGAGTAGCCGATACCGGCCACCACGCTGGCTCCGTACACCAGGATCTTCCGCATGTTGGTCATGGTCATTCACGGTAGCCGAGCAGCGACTACACTGCCAGCGTGCCGCCACTTCGGAACCGCTTCAGCGACGTGGCCGCCGTCACCTCAAACCGGGACCATGAGCCGGCGCCGGGATCCAACCCGGTCATCCCGCCCGAGATGCTCGCCATGCTCCTGCCCGACATGCTCAGGGACGTCATTAGGAACAACTACTTCCGCTGGTTCGTCCAGAGCGTAAGGATGACTCCAGCGACCCTACTCCGGCAGCACCTCGGGTTCTCCGAGCACGGTCCGAAGATGTCGGTGCGGATGTGCCCTCGCTGCGAGTGGTGGCACGCCATGTGGGGCTCGCTGTTCCTCGGGGCCTCCCCGGGCGCGCCATGCGACCACCAGTGCCATTCCATGGTGGTGCTGGTGCCCAGGACCTGGGTGCAGCCCCCCGTTGCGAACGCTTAGGCGCCGAACCTTACGTAACGGCCGGAGTTTCGCAAGGATAGGAGTTTCGCGCCGGAGGAAACTCCCGCTTGGAGGCAACTCTAACCTTCATCACGAGGTCAGGTTGGTGAAGGTTACGTGCTCGGCCCAGTGCTGGCGGATCCGCTCCTCGGCCACCATCTGGATGTTGTGCGTCATCCACTGCCGCTGACGCTCGAAGGCGGCGAGGCGATCAAGGTGCTGCTGGCAGTCCTCGCACGGCCGGTTCGTGAGCCGCATGTACGGGCCACCGATCCAGGTGTCGGGCAGGCGGATCGAGAAGCGCATACCGCACTCGGGGCACGAGGTCTCGTAGGACTTGCGCCTAGGCATGAAGAGACCCCGCTGAGGGGGGGCCAGCGGGGTCTCTCCGGGGGCTTGCGCCCGTTGCACCCACCATCATAGGGGTCACCCTAGCGGGATGCAACTCACCAAACGGATCGCGCCGTCCGACCGCATGGCACCACGAACAGACTCGCGAACGATCGTTGAGCACATTGACCCACCCACCACCGAAGAAGAACGTCGGCTGCCAGGTCCCTGGGAGGTTGAGAGAGACCTTACGGCGACACCGAAAGCAGGAGACCGTGAGGGACCAGCTCACCGGACGTCGAAGAAGTAGCAGTCGTGGCAGGTCCACACGCCCCGAGGGACAACGGGCTGGCCAACCAGGCGGGGATCCGAGCAGGTCAACCAGGTCACCGGCGCCAGGAACTTCTTGGTCATCGAGCAGGTGTTGCACTGGACCGAGAAGTAGTCGAGGAGGCTGGTCACACCAGTTGCCACGCCAGCTCCCCGGTCTCGCTGCTGATGTAGAAGGAGAGCTGCTCGCCTTTCCGTTGCGGTCCGCGGGTCGTGCCGAGACCAAACAGGTGCCACGTCGAAGGGAGGGGCTGCGGTACCGAGCGCTCCGAGTTCAGGCCACCTGGGCCGTAGTTCCACTGGGCGTTCCACACCGTCAAGCCGATGGGATTGGCCCAGACCTGGATCACCTCCGGGGGTGCGTCGGGTTCATCGGTGCCCACTGGTGTCGTGCGGCGCTGGACCGTGCGGCTGGTCACGACAGACAGTGGGCGCACGTTGCGTCGAAGCTCGGGCTGCCGAACCATGTCGTGGGGAGGAGCACCGACTCACCTCGGCCGCAACGACCACACCTCACCACGGCCACGCCGATGTCCATGCCGAGCGCGGTATCGAAGTTGACGGCGATGTCGAAGACGTCGAGTTCGTCGCCCATCAGGTCAGCTCCCGGAAGCGACCGAGGGTCACCAGGCGGGCCTCGCTCATCTCGAAATCCGGGCAGTGGCCGAGGCGGTTCACGCTCAGCTCCCGGCCCGGCCCCGAGTGCTTCAGGTGCCGGTAGGTGTGCAGGGCGCAGGTGCCGAAGTCCTGACCGGGGGCGAAGCGGCCGTGGACACAGAGGCCGCACGCAGGCCCCACTTGGTAGCCGACGGCCTTCAAGACCTCGAGCTTGTTCGCGTCCATGGCTCCCAGTCTATGTTCACTGAAACCCCTATGTTCACCGTGACGGTGAACTATGGGGATTCAGTGAACATGCAGACGCGGAGAACCCCCTCCGGCCTATGGCAACCAGAGGGGGCTCTCTCACGCCAGATTAGGTCCGGGTCGAGACCTACATCGGCTCCAGTCGACTGCCACTCGACGTTCTCGGCGACCGTGGAGGTGATCGCCGTGGCGAAGACCACTCTAGCAGGAGGGGGGTGACAAGCCACCCACAACGGCCGTTCAGACGCGAAGAGACCCGGGACCGAAGCCCCGGGTCTCCCCCTCGTACTGGCCTCGTCTCAGAGGGTCAGGACGCCTTGTTGGTGTAGGCGGCCTGGCTCGTGTCGACGATGCGGTGCAGCCGCTCGGGACGGTGGACCACGCCACCGAAGTCCCGACGGGCCAGGTAGTGCCAGTACCAGTTGTCGTCCTCGACGTACTCCTTCGAGAGGAGGCCGCCGAAGAAGGCGAACTTGCTGGCATCCCGACCCACGACCCACAGCTCGTTGGCGGGGAAGAACGGACGGCGGGTGTCGTCGTCGTAGTTCTTCAGGGTGATGATCCGAGCGCCTCGGTAGACGCCCAGGACACCACGGCTGAGCAGCGCCTCGTTGGTCTCGGGCAGGAACCCGGAACCGTTCGAGTCGGTGCCCATGATCTCGTCGACGATCTGGTCGGTCATGGTGGCACGACCGACGATCGTGACGACACCCTCGAGGCTCTCGTCCCGAACCCGGCGCAGGGCCGCATTCAGGGTCGACAGGCTCAGGCCGGCGCCCTGGCTGTAGTAGTCGGACGAGTCGGGGACGGCAGCCTGGAACAGGCTGAAGACCCGGAGGTTGACCTCGGCGTCCATCCGCTGCCCGGCCAGCCGCACGAGCGACTGCTGGGTCTCAGCGAAGTTGGTCCGGAGCTTGTCCTCCATCTCGTAGACGTGGAACCCGATGGTGTCCCGCGGGATCTCCATCACCTCGGCCCGCATGTCGCTGGCCTCGATGTAGCCACCCCTGGAAACCCAGAAGGCCCTCAGGCCCCGGACTTCCTTCACGAAGACACGGCCGTCGAACGGGACGTTCTCGACGTTGGCGAAGAGCGAGAGAAGGTTCTCGTGCTCGAAGCCGCGGTAGATCGTCTCGGTCAGTTCCTGGGCCATCTCACGGCGCCAGGCCGGGTCATCCCACTTCTCGAAGGCGATGGCGTTGGCGGCGTCGATCTGCTTGCGCATCTCGGCCCGCTCCTCGTCGGTCCTCCCGAAGGGGTCGATCATGGTGCTGGTCATGTTGTGCTACCCCCCTTTCAGAAGAGCATCTGGGCTTCGCACTCACCCCGGTCGTTGTCGACCGAAGTGACCACGAGCCACGCGTTGGCGGCGGTGGCGGTCACCTTCCAGTAACCGTTGTCGTCGCTCGGATCGTCGTGGGGCTCGAGGTACTCCCCGGCCTCCACGGTGGGGGTCGCCCCACCCAGGCCCTCCACCATCACGCGACCCGAGTAGTCCCGGGTCTGGAGGAAGGTCTCGTCGTCGGTGTTCCGGAGAACCACCTTCACGTTCGGACCCGACACACACTGGACCGCCTTGTTGAAGGGCAGCGTGTCCTTGTCGGAGAACGTGGCCAGGTACGGATCGTCCCCAGCCCAGGTGGCACCGTCACCGTGCTCGTAGATCGCGATGCCGTTCCGCCCCTTGACCGGGGGGGTCGCGTCGTCAGCCAGCTCGATGGTGGCCCGCAGCAGATCGTCCTCTCCGACGACCTTCACGGGCGCACCCTGAGGGATCACCGTGGCGTAGTCCGCCTCGGTCTGGGTGGCGAAGCGACCGCCGCGGTTGTGCGCGGTCGGCACGATCCGGAACTCGATGTTCCTGCCGTATGAACCCATCTAGGTATGCCTCCTCTCAGTCAGAGAGTTGCCAGGTCGGCACGGCCCTGACCGAGGCGCAGAGCGTCCCGGATCGCGGACATGTCCGACGTCTTCCTGCTGTCGTCCACGCGATCGGATCGCATGGCCGTGTCGGGGATCAGAGCCCCGCTCTCGTTGGTGCCGTCACCGGCACCGTCGCCGGAACCGTCGCCAGCCGGGACCGCCACGACCTTGAGATCCTCCACCAGGGCGGCGAAGTCCTCGTCAGCCATGTCAGCCCACCGGTCGGCACGGGCCTCCAGCTCCTCGTCCGTGAACGAGGCCACCTCCTTGACGGCGGCGAGACGCTCGTCCCGACGCTGAGCACGGAGCGCCGCCTGCTCGGCGGTCTCCTTCTCGGCCTCGAGCCAGGCCACGACATCATCGCGGGCCTGAGCGGCTTCGGTCGCCTGGGACTGCGCAGCCTCGAGTTCGCCTTCCAGCGTCTCGATCTTGCCACTCAGCTCGGCACGGACCTCTGCGATCCGAGCATCGACTTCCGCTGCCTCCTGGGAAGCACGAAGGTCCGCCAGCTCACTGGCAACGGGACCAACGGCGTCCTGCACTGCGGAGGCAATGGCAGCATCCAGCTCGTCCTGCGAGTAGGTCTTGGGGTCGCTCATGTCACCTCCTCCGGAGGAATCGTCTGCGGTACTGGGAAGGGCGGGGGTGCAGAACTCACAGGCGTCAGCGTCGTGGCTGGTGCCCTCCGGCTGGATGGCCAGAAGCTCGTCGTGCAACTCTCGGACTCCCATCGAGATCAGTCATCGTCACCGACCGCCACCCAAATCAACATTCGTGGTACGAGATGCAGAAACTCAACGGCCGTTGAGACGATGAGGAGGGGTGCCTCGAGCCGTCCCTCCGACACAAAAGTCCTGGGCAACGACCTGTCCGTCGTGTCACCAGTGGCTGGCCTGGCACGTATGGCCACTGACCTGGTGGAGGATGTGCCCAGAGATCAAGATCCGCTGCGCCCACTGCATGGACTAGCCTGCAACAGGTGATGGGCCATGAACCTCCGTGGCAGTACCCGCCGTGGGAGAACCGCAAGGTGCTCTGTCCGAACTGCGGGCTCGTCTTCAGCTTCGACTGGCCGGCGGCGTGGATCCTGCCGATCAACGACCTCTACCTGGTCTGCGCCGAGTGTCAGGCGCGGGCGACCAAGCTCATCGAGGACATGATGAAGGAGGTCCCGCTGATCCAGGGGGACACCCTCGAGGAACTGACGGCGTTCTTCAGCTCCAAGAGTCCGGAAGCATCCGCTCCAGACCCAGGGCCTTCGCCCGAGCCCGGATGTGCGTCCGAGCCGCCGAAGGGTTGGAGGCGTTTCCTGCGAGGCGGATGGCGTTCTTGAGGTCGCCCTCGTTCTCGATCGGGAACGAGCCGTCAGGCATCGCCTTACCCTCCTTGGCGAGCTGATCCCGCTTCTCCTGAGGGAAGTTCCGGGCCTGGTCCATGAGCCGGAGCATCATGTCCTCCCACTGGGAGGGCTCGAGGTGGGGGGCGGCGGCCTTGAAGCCGTCGTAGGCAGCCTCGCACTCGGCCTGATGCTCCTTGACGAGCGTGCCCAGCTCCGAGATGCGGGCGTCCTTCCAGGCGGGGGTCTTCGGCGGGATGATGAGCGCGCCGCCCGTGAAGAGCGGCTTGTTCATCTGGCGCCGGGACTGGCGCTGGTTGAGGTGCGAGCAGTAGGTCGGAGACGACACGCCCTCGTAGGCGAACTCCCCGCCGCAACCGCCCTCACCCGAGCAGGTGATGGTCTCGGACACGCACTCCATCGAGAAGAACAGGCTGCCCTCGTCGTGGGCCACCTGGACAGCGCGGTACTGGCGCGGGAAGTAGAACCGCCACATGGCGCCGAGCGCCTCGATGAAGGGGCTCTGGCTCGGGGCCTCGGAACCGACGTTGGCCGACGCGGCCGAGGTGTCCTTGGGGTAGAGCATCTCAGCCTCGACGAAGGTGCCCACGACCTGGTTCGGGACGTGGAGCATGTTCATCGGGGCGTGCTTGATCGTGGGCTTGCCGAACTCGAGGTCGCCCAGGGACCAGAACTGCCGGTTGGCATTCTCCCGGTCGGCCTCCACGAACTTGCCAAGGACCCAGCCGTAGGCCGGGTTGTCGAAGACGAAGTTCTCGGCCCACGCCAGCTCTCGGCCGGGGTCGAGCAGGACGGCGCGGTCGGCGAGGAAGATCGAGTGCTGTCCTTCGGCGACGACGGTCATTCGTCCTTCTCCTTGCCCGTGGGGGGCGTGGTGAGCTTGGGGGTGGTGCGGGTCTTACCTCGACCAGCCTTCGGGGTGCTTCCGCCCCCGTTGCGGTTTCCGCCCTGACGACGGCCCGCAGCCTTGGGATCGGCAACAGGTGCCCCCCCATTTGACTCGGGCTCCTCGGCGCCAGGCGCACCGGGCTGTGCCGGCGAGAAGGGGACGTTGGTCGGACCGAAGGTGTCGTCGTACCGCTCCTCCTCGATCTTGCGGCGGCGGTACTCGTCCTCCTGCTCGTAGCCGACCTCCTCCAGGATGCTCTCCCGGGAGAGGTCGCCACGGTCCCGCAGGTCCTGGAGCATGGCGAAGAGCTGAGCGTCCAGGTCCAGGGCGATGCGCCGGGGGCTGTAGCGGACGCGGCAGAACTCCGACTCGAAGGCTTCGTTGTTCTCGAGCATCGGCTTGACGATCTTGCGATGGATCGTCTTGATCAGGCGATCCCTGCGGGCCTCGAGAACTCGGGAGGCCATCTTGGCCAGCTTGATCGAGTCATCGCCACTGGCCCCGGCCGAGTAGTTGCCGGTCTCGAGCAGGCCCATGAGGCGCGCCGTCAGGCGAGCGTCCAGGGCGTTGTAGCGCTCGGCCTTCAGCGTGTTGTCGAGCTTGGGCGTGACGATCTCGACCGACAGGCGATGGTCGCCGACGATCACGGGCACCCGGGCCACGGTGCGGACGCTCGACTGGAGGCCACGCAGCTCAGCGGGCTGCGCCGGATGCTTGTCGGTGCCCTTGCGCACCAGGATGATGAAGTTGGTCCCGCCGATGAGGTGGGCTCGGTCAGCCGACCGGAGCTGGTGCTTCAGGTCGAGCAGCTCGAAGACGGACTTCAGCCGGGGGTAGGCGAACCGCTCGTAGGCGGGTCGGGTCTCGGTGTAGCGGAAGACCTGATCGCTCAGGAGGAACAGGTTGGTGGGGTCCACGCCCTGGGAGGCCATGCGGCTCGCCTCAACCTGATCGGGCTCGTAGGGAGCGACGATGAACTGCTGGACCGTCAGGTCGGAGGTGTTCTCCTCGGCCAGCACCCGGTTGATGTCGACGGCTTCGTCCTTGGCGGCCATGTAGACCAGCCGCTCCTGGCCGAACATGAAGTTGCCCGCAGGCATGATCTTCAGCGGATCGAGCAGGCTGACCCCGATGGGGCAGTTGACCTTGTACTCCTTGCGCTTCCGGTTGCCGTTCTCGCTCCGGCCGCGCACCTTGAAGGTCCTGTCGCCCCAGAGCACGGCGACGTAGCACTGCGAGATGATGGCCACGTCACGCCACATCTCGTGGATGCGGTCGTCGAGGCAGATCTCGTCGGCCATCTGGTTGAAGACGTCCTCTTCGTCCTCGATCTCGGCATCGAAGTCGAGCCACCCGAGGGCGAGTGCCTCGGTGAGTTCGACCACACCGGCCACCACGTCGTCCTCCTGGGCGGCGCGGTAGGCCGTCTTGAAGACGTCGTAGATGTTGTCCGGAATGATGTACCGGTCGCGCTCGAAGATCGAGGAGTTGGCTGCGGGCTTCGTGCTCCCGACCCAGCGGGTCAGGGCGGCAACCTCGGGCTGCTGCTGCTCGAGCGCGGCCATGACGGCCGTGTCGGTGATGCCGGAATCGTTGAGGATGTAGCCGCCCGACTGCGGGTCATACCAGTGGTCCGAACCCGGAAGCTGGCGTGCGTCGGCGATGTCGAACTCAGTCATCAGATGGCCCCCCTACCGCTGTTGAGGCGCCCTTCCAGCTCGACCGTCGAGAAGACGCGGGAGAAGTACTTGAACTGGCGGTCACACTCCGAGAGCAGCGGATCGACCTCCTGGGTGCGATATGCCATGAAGTTCTTCCTCGGTACACGGTGGACGTCCTTACGGATCTCGCTGACACGAGAGCTGATACCAGCCAACGTCATGAAGATCTCGCTCGAGGGCATCCCCCCGAGCTTCTTGAGTTCGGCGTAGTAGCCGTCGGTCTCCTCGCGGAGCCGATCCAGGACCGGATCGGTCAACGATCGTTCCAAGAGGGCGGCCCCTGCCGGCGGCGTTGCTTCCAACGGTCGTTCAGGCCCACGGGGCTCGAACCGGTCGACACCCCCACCGGTCCTCCCTTCATGCGGCTCGACAGTCAGAGTGGTCACTTCACACCTCATCGGGGTTCGTTGGCATCAAATCGAGTAGATCAGCCCAGAAACAGATCGAGGACGGGCGCAGGCTTGCGGTCCTTGGTCAGCTCCTCGATCGGCTGCTGCACGAAGGCGAGGGCAGCCATACGGGCGCCGTCCAGGGCGTGGAAGGTGCCCTTGTCGTAGGACTTGCGCCCGTACATGTCGATGGCGGACTTCAGGACCACGTAGGTCTGACCCTGGAACTCACCGATCAGCTCGGTGTCCCAGGGCAGGCGCAGGCGGTGGTCATCGACCAGCTCCCGCAGCTTGTCGGAGGCGTATTCGAGGACGCGGCGCTCGATGCCACGCTTCTTGATCTCGTCCTCGAGGTCCGCATCGAACTCGATCGTGTCGTCGAAGTCCACGAGGATCTTCTCGCTGAAGTTGTAGCCCTTGATCTTGTGGGCGAGCTTCGGACGCAGCTCCTGCACGAGCTGGTAGAGGGGCAGGCCGTTGCCGGTCTTGTCCATGGCGAACGCCTCGACGTTGTAGAAGTCGCAGACGTGGAGGATGGCCTCGGCCTGCTTGCTCGTGCCGATGCGCTCCAGGTGGATCCGGGTCAGCAGACGCAGCACGCTCTTGGGCTCACCGTCGGAGCTGTCCTGCTCCTCGGCGAAGACCAGGATCTCGGAGGGGTGGTCGGTGTAGCCGACGTCCATCCCGACCCAGAACTTGCGGCCCTTCTTGAGGTGGCTCCTCGGGAAGTCGAGGAAGCCCACGATGTCGTCGTTGAGGTCCTCGAGCTGCTCGGACCGCAGGCGGAAGTGCTGGTACTCCTCGAGGTTGTAGTCCGAGGTCTGCTCGATGTCGACGCAAGCCATGAGCCGGCTGGTGACGAACAGGGGGCTGGTGGCGTCACCGTGGAGCCCCAGGATGTTGCGACGGTAGTCCGGGTGATCCCGGCTGCCGTACATCTCGATCTTCTCCTGGCGCTCCTGGTCGGTCCAGTTGGGGCGGTGCATCCCGGTGTTGTGGACGACCACCCCGTCGGCGATGAAGTTGTGCCGGTCGCCGACACTGATGTCGTAGGTCCGGAGCTTGGCCCCGGTGGGGGCGCTCTCAACGACCGTTCGGGCCACGAAGTGGTCGTCGAGCCCAGCGAGCTGATCCACCGCGTAGGCCCTCGGGATCTGACGGAACCACGACTTCGACGTGTAAGCGTAGAAGCGGTACTGCGGTCCCTTCGAGATGCCGTTGTCAGTGACGTGGTTGTTGACGTTGATCGTCGTCGTGCGGATTCCGAGGTAGTGGCAGAGCGCCCGCAGCTCCCTGGTCATCTCGAGGGACGCTGAACCGATGGCCCAGGCGTTCTGGCCCTTGGCCTGCTTACTCAGCGAGCCGTCGCCGAGAAGGTACCCGGCAAGGAAAGCTCGCTGCTGGGACTGGTCGGCTCGCCACACCCACCCGGGGATCCTGCGCTGGGGGGAGGGGGAGCTGACGACCTGAGTGATCTCGTCGAGATCGACCTCGGCGCCTCCCCCCGTGGCGGGCAGGTGGTCGACGCAGATGATGACATCGCCGGGCACGATGTCCTCGGCATCGACCCACTCGAAGGCGATCTCCTTGCGAGTCCCCTTGGTCCCTTCACGGCGAAGCACGAGGTAGGGGTGGTTGCCGGTGGTCGTGAGGTCGAAGCCCCCCTTGGCCTTCACTCGCCACGTGGGCTTGACTCCGTTGTCGATCCAGCCGGTCACCTGATCGGGAACGAGCTGACCGTCCTCAGTGATCGACCAGACCTTGGCCCCTTCTTCGATGCCCTCGATCGGAGTCGGCCCGTTAGGTCCGTAGACGAGCGTGCCACCGGGCAGGCAGAAGCGGTGGACGGTCCAGCCCGATCCCGGCTGGGTGAACTTGAAGAAGTAGTCGTGGACGCCCCGGGTCACGCCATGGATCCGCCAGGTGGCGCCGGCATGACCGCGCTTCACGGTCTCGATCAGCTCGGTGTAGCCAGGCTGGGGGTAGTCCTGGCCCTCATCCAGCTCGAGGTGGAGGGGGTGCGTACCCTTGACGCCCTTGCCGTCCCGCTGGGGGATCCGGCCGATGATGCGGGCGCCGTTCACGAAGTCCATCTGGAACGGCCGGTGGGTGACGCCCTGGTTGGCGCCCTTCTTCATCATCTCCCGGCCGAGACGGGTCTCCCGGAACTGGCCCTCGATCAGCCCGACGATCGGGTTGAGGTGGACCAGCTCGGGCGCGGTGATGACCATCTCCGTCTTCGGGTGCAGGAAGGGGAAGGCGAAGGCCCGGATCTTGATGGAGGTCGACTTGCCGACCGCTCGTCCGCACTGGTCGATCTGGAGGGGCTCCTGGCACCGGAACCACGGCCACTGGAAGGGCCAGGCCCGCCAGCACATGGTGTCGTTCTCGGGGTCCTGCCAGGTGAACTCGGCCTGGTCGATCCCGGAGGCGTCGGCCAGGAGGGCATAGAGGTAGCACTCGTCCTCGGTGGGTGCTTCGATGACTCCCATCAGGCGACCATCTTCCGCTTCGCCTCGGCCGCGTCGTTGATCTTCTTGTAGAAGATGACGGTGGCCTCGGGGTTGCGCATGAGCTGGGAGTAGATGAAGCCGACGACCGCCGCCATCCGGTACTCGGTGAAGTAGGACGGGGCGACATCGAAGGCGGCGGCGATCTGCTCGATCTCCCACTCGTCGGGGACCTGAGTGCCGGTCATCAGTCGGTGGATGGTGTTGCGGTTGAGGCCGGTCTTCGTGGCCACGTGGCGAACAGACCTCTCCCCAGCGAGGTTGCGGAACGCCTGCGGGAAGGGCAGCTCGGAGTACCGCTCGCCAAGAAGCGTGGCCAGGCGCCGCTCGGCGTCCTTCTGGTCGAGGCCCGGGCGCTTGCCGGGCTTGCCGGGCACCGCGGCGTCGAGCTTGAGGATGTCGTTGATGATCCGACCCATGAGGCCGGGGTCCTGGCGGAAGACCTCCATCCAGTCGAGCCGGTCGACCGAGGGGAAGTAGTGCGAGATCAGGCGGCGGCGCTCGGACCAGGGAACTCGCTTCTCCTTGGAGTTCAACTCACCGAAGACGCGGAGAGCCTCTGCGGTGGCTTCGAGGGTCATTCCCCCACCTCCACGTGCTCGAGGAGCTGCCGACCGATGTGGTGGGTGTAGGCGGGCGGGATGGCCTGCGACAGCTCCGGGATGGTCATCCAGTCGATGTCCATGGCCTCGCGCTGGGTCTCGACCGGGATCCGCCACACGCCCACCTCGACGGTGCTGCGCAGGTTGGTGCGGTTGGAGGCACTCGGGAACCTCGGGGTCTGCCACTTGTGGTCGCAGGGAGGGGCTACGAGCGCGACGTTCGACTCGAAGAAGCGGTGCCGGCGGACGTCGAGCCGGAAGCTCGACCCGCAGTACCGGGTGGGATGCACGAGGGGGGCGCCGCGGACGTTCTCGATGACGTAGGGCTTGCCGGTCCCGGCGAGTCGCTGGCGGGTCTGGTCGACCAGATCGGGGTACTCACCGACCTTCCCGTTGCGCTGGTAGTCGGTGAACGCCTGGCACGGGGGGCTGGCGTGGATGGCGTCGAAGCCGTCCAGCTCGATGTCCATGGCGTCGTCCTGGAGGAAGGCGTCACCGCAGTAGTTGGGCTGGGGCTCGTGGTCGATGCCGACGACCCGGAACCCAGCGCGCTGGTAGCCGTGGGTGGCCCCACCGGCACCACAGAAGAGGTCGAGCAGGAGGGGCTGCATCAGCAAGCCCTCGC